CTACATCCTTAGATGATTACTATGTGAAGTTTGAATTATCCGCTGGTAATAGTGGATTCGGTGAAGGGATATGGAGAGAAACAGTAGCACCTGGAATTGTTTATCAGTTTGATGCTGCTACTATGCCTCACGTTTTAGTGAGAGAAGACAATGGAGACTTTACATTTAAGAAACATACTTGGTCACATCGAATAGCAGGTGATACTACAACTGCAAGTAATCCTTCTTTCGTTGGACAAGTTATTCAAAGTATCAATGTCTTTAGGAACCGATTAGTTTTTCTAGCAGATGAGAAAGTAATCCTTTCAGCCGCTGCTGACTATGGAAGATTCTGGCCTGAGACAGTTCAAACAACTTTAGATAGTGATCCGATTGACTTAAACGCAGGTGGTACTGATGTAAATATCTTGGTCAGTAGTTTATCTTTTGCTAATACACTTCTACTTTTCAGTCGTATTGGTCAGTTCAGATTAGATACAGGTAGCTCAGGTGTTGCAGCTCCTTTAACTCCTAGAACTGCAACGATTACAGCAATGACCAGATTTGAAATGGATACAGGAGTTGATCCCATAGCAGTAGGTCGTACTTGTTTTTTCCCTCTACCAAAGGGAGAGTTCAGTGGACTGCGTGAATACTTTCTACCTGATGTAACGGGATCAGTTCCTGACACATCTGAAGTGACAGCTTCTATTCCTAGATATATTCCTGCTAACTTAATCAACCTAGTCTCATCAGTATCAGAAGAAGCAATCATTGCTTTAAGCAAGGATCAACCAAAGAGAATCTATTTGTATAAATTTTTATTTGAACAAGATCAAAAGTTACAATCAGCCTGGTCTTACTGGGAAATGAAAGGAGAGAAAACAATTCTTGGTACGTTTACTTTAGATAATGATCTATACATTGTTACTCAATATTCTGATGGTGTTTATTTAGAGAAGACTTCATTACGTCCAGAGTCTGTAGATTCAGGAACTTCAATGGAGTTATTACTAGATAGAAAAACAACAGAAGCAAGTTGTTCTATAGCTGTTACAAACCCTGGAGGACTAGGAGCACAATCAACAATTACTTTGCCTTATCCCATTTCTAAGACAGGGATCATGGCAGTAGTCGGAAGATACGACACAGGAGCATACGCAGATGAACAGAACTTTCCAACTTCCGCACAGTCAAATGGAACAGCAATTTCTATTAGAGATGCAGGTGGTTTAACTGTTAATGGTTCAGGTGTTGCAACTAATGCAAGAACAACAGGTAACAGTTCCGACAATGTAACGATCAATAGTTTCCCTTCTCACCTATGGAATAAATCAATCGGAGAAGGTGTAGGTCTTGCTGTTACTGCTACATCAACTGCACATACTTATACATTTCAAAATCTAATTACTATTCGTCATGGTCAAGTCATCATGCCAACGAGTGAAACTCTTACAGGTGGATCTGGTAGTAACGGAACTATGACTGTGTTGGGAGATTTAACAGGTACAAAGTTTTATGTTGGTGAGTTATATGACATGACTTATGAATTTAGTACACCTTATTTAAAAGAAGAACCTCAAGGTGGAGGTGTTGCTGTAGCTGCTGGACCTTATTTACAAATGAGAAATTGGTCTGTCATCTTTGATGAGACATCAGCTTTTGAATTGAAAATTACACCTGCTGGTAGAGATGCTCAAACATATCCTTACAATGGTATTTCTTTAGGTACTAGCCCACCACTACTAGGAAGTCCAAGCTTAAATACAGGATCATTTAAAGTACCAGTAATGGCTAGGAATATAGATACTAAAGTAGAAATTGTTAGTAGCAGTCCTTTACCTTGTCGCTTTCAATCAGCCGAATGGGAAGGTTGGTTACATACAAGAACAAGGAGACTGTGATGGAATCTTATATAAAAACTTCAACAATAAAAGAGATTGGAACAATTTCTGAAAATTTACGACAAGAAGATGTTGATGAAATACTAGCTCAATCAGGTGATACTCCGAAGAGTGGTCTTCTCTATTGTTTCTTTATGAGTAAGCCTTGTATGACTATGGTTAGTAGAAATGGATATTTAATGGGAGCTTATGGAGTTGTCCCTGAAGGTCGTGATACTGGCAGAATTTGGATGCTAGGTTGCGATGATATGGTGAAAGATCAAAAAGATAAATTGTGGTTCTTGGCTGAATCGAAACGACAACTCGCTAAACTACAATTAAAGTATCCTTTATTATTTAACATAGTTGATGCTAGGAATGAAGTACATATTAAATGGCTTCGATGGATGGGGTTTACCTTCATCAAAAAGCATCCACAATGGGGACCAGAGAGCCGCCTCTTCTATGAGTTCGTGAGGATCTAACGTATGTGTGGCCCAGTCGGTATTGTCGTTGGAATCCTGTCAGCAGGACTTAGCTTTTATCAGCATCAGCAAAATGTTGCTGCTCAAAATGCTGCGATAGAGGTTGCCAATCAAAATGCTCGTGCTCAATTTGAAGTTGGGAAATTACAAACACAAATAAGAAATACAGAAGAAGAACAAAAACAACGGATGCAAGATCTACAAATAGAAACGACTGACTACTTAGCTGATAGAGGACTAGAACAAGATTGGGCTGCAATCAATACAAGATGGTTTGAAGAAGAAGAAGCTAAATCATTTAAGAAACAAGAATCAGGTATAGCTGCATTAGAAGCATCAGGGAAAATATTAGCGAGTGGTAAGACAGGTAATAGTTTTATTAATTTAATTAATGATGTCGTTAGGAAACAAAATAAATTTGACTTTAATCAAGACAGAGGATTTGCTTTTGTTGGTAGAGGATTGTCTATGGATAAGAAACGAGCGTTAATTGCATCAGCGTCAACGAAGGCAGGTCAACAACGGTATCAAAAACGAACGTGGATTGATCCAGCACGACCGATTGATCGACCGAAGATCAGCAGTAATACAGGTCTTGCACTTCTTAGTGCTGGCTTGTCAGGATTTAGTATGGGTACAAGTGCCGCAGGTGGCTGGGAAAAATACCAGTACTATAAAGGAAAAAACGCTTAAATTATGGGACGTTATTCAGCTACTAGTAAAACAACAGGTACTACTGATCGTAAAACTTCTAGACGATTAGTTGGTGGCATGGGTGGTAGCAGTGGTAGTGCTGCTTTATCTAGTGATGGCTTTCAACTAAGAGCTAGTGCTCCAGCTCCTGTTGCAAAGCCTGGTGGTTTTACTGGTAAGACTTCTGTCCCAACACCCGCTGGTCCAACCATTGTTCCTGATGCTCCGAAAGCATACGCAGATGGAAACTTCAGAGAACTTGCAAATGTTCTTGGAACTCTTAATACTAATTTGAATAATGCTATTACTTCAGGACTGGCTTATGCCACAAGTGCAGAAGAATTAGCAAGAAAAGAAGCTGAATCTATTGCTGATCAATATCCAGAAGAAGAGGAAGAAGAGGAAGAAGAGGAAGAGGAAAATCCTGATGACGAGGAGAATCCTGATGGAGAAGAAATCCCTGACGATGAGGAGCAACCTGATGAAAAAAAAGAACCCGATGAAAAAAAAGAACCCGATGAAAAAAAGGAACCCGATGATGATGGTGATGTAGACGGAAGTAAATCTCTTAAACAATTAAGCTCACGATTAGAAAATGTAATCAATGAAAAGAAAAAAGGTTCCGATGAATATAAATATTCAGAAGAAGAAAGATCAGGTGCTAGTGATTTACTAAATAAGATTGGAAATAATAAAAGAGTAGAACGACATCTTAAGTCTATTTATAATAGAAATGATGTTAGAGATAGAGCTTTAAATATAAATCAATTAGCATCAGAAGCTACCGTAACTAACAAAGAAGGGCAGGAAGTTCCGTTATCTTCTGTACCTTCTTCTTCTCGTATATATAAAGAATGGTATCGTAAAACTGTATATGGTGACACTAGTTTAAGCCCTCTTGAATACCAAGAAGTTCAATCAACTCTTGTCAATAGTAGAGCTACTGATATTAAAAGACAAGATAAAGCACATCATGGTTATCAGATTGATCAATACGAAACAGAGAAAACTATTGTTTTAGCAAAAGCTGGGAATCAAATAGCTTTAGGTAACACAGCAGCAGCAACAGAAGATATACAAG